ATCCTCTTTGGATCCCTACATTCCATAGGTACCATCATAATCAGTTTATAGAAAGCAATCATGTTTTGAGCAGCATGAATATCACGATCGGTGATACAACCACAATTTGGACATATGAATTCACGTTCCCATACCTTCAAGTTTTCATTTTTATGAAAACAATCAAAACAGTATTTTGAAGTTGGTAATGAACGATCCAAAATGAATGTATTGGGAAGCATCTTTACTATCGCTTTAACGCGTCCCAAGATCCCTTTTTCTATTTTCTTTCCGTGTCCAGACGCTTGCCAATTGGCTAACATTTCGTCTTGGATCACAACGGTTTCAAATTGTTTTAACCAAAAGATCAGTTTATTTGCTGCGTCTTTCTTTTGATTAGATCGCTTTTGTTTTTGCTTTCTATTTTTCTTTGTTAATCGTAAACCTTTATTCGTCCTGTTAGAGAACTTCTTTGAATGTCTACGAGACAACAATCGTTGTGTTCGCTTTTCGTTCTCACTTTGTTCAAAACAATAATTTAATTTACGACTTTGTTTGGTTTCTTCAATATACGTTGTGAAACTAGTTTCACAACCAAAATCAATCCCAATCGTTTGATAGTTATGCTGACGCTCCTGCTTGGGAACATAACATGTGATTTGAATATAATATCCGGTCGGCTTCTGTACCAAGCGGGCGTTGGCAAATTCAATCCCTTCAACATTAAGCTGCTCTAGCCCAAATACCTTCAATGGCTTTTTACATTTTAATAATTTAATTTTAGTGCCATTAAGCTTCCAATCTAGACCAAACTGCCTAAAAGCGACACTATTGACTTCACTTACAAACGAAAGTCCTTTAGTGTGTTTAATGTTACCAGCCTTGAGGTTAGATTTGATGCTTTTACAGGCGGTTCCAATTTGTTTATTGATCTCTTGACGTGAAGCGGCACTTAGACAAGTATACTCACTAACGATTGGATTTTTGTCTTTGTCATAGTGGGTTACTGTTTTAGCCTTGCAATCGTTTTTGTAAGGCTTGTTTCCCTCAATTTTTCCAAAAGCAATGCAGCTATTGTAGTACCACTTTGCTTCTAAAAAGATATTATGAAGGAATTGTTTTTGGGTTTGATTGAGATGATTTGCTTGAATCTTTAACTGAAATACCTTTACATCCATTTGAGACGCACGTCGAGCGGCATTCTCAGCTTTCTTTTGAAACTGAGCTTTGTAGTCTCGCATTGTGTTATTTGATGGATAAGTATTATCTGACATGATACAAGTGGTATTTGTATTCGTGTTGTTTGGGATCAGAAAGTAACGATTTCTGATCCTTTTCCTTTATTTACGATTAAATTTTAATCATTGTTTCATCCCCTGACTAAAGTCAAGGGTTTTCACAACGAAGGTTTTATAAAAACCTATCCTCAAATACACTCTGCCCTTTTCTAAAAGAAGAGTATTTTCCTTTATAAGGAACAATAGATTCATTCAAATAACGTCTATTACAATTTTCACGTAACACTATTATTAGACCTCAATTCCTCGTTGGTGCAATTCGGTGATTATATCTTCATGCATTGCTTTATATTGTAACATTTTTTTCTTGGTGGTTTTTCTGCCCTTGTACATCGAATTGCACATATCAGGTAGAAGTCCCCACTTATCTCTAGTAAAACAAACTCCCGTTGCAGCCATGCTGTAATTATTGTTATGTGCAAAACTGACGTCTTGTGTTCCTGCAACCAATCCACTCAATTCCACAGGAACAACCATAGGTTCATTCATATTGTTTTTAATAATTGTTTCTGGACTAATATTGTACTGCATAATAATATGCGGGTACAGGCTATCTAAGTCGATTCAAACACCCCATCTTTCGATGTATTTGTAAGGGAATAGACTATCTCTTAACCCCATGGGGGTTCCATGCACTACGAAATGAAGAGTTTCACTTCAAATCTCTCGAGAGGCTTATGTCTCTCATTTAGTCGTTACACCTTCCTTATAAAAGGCTTGGCACGGTATCATCGCCTATCCATTTTAAATGGACGTTAGACTCTCTTACGAAGCTTATTCAATATATTCCACTTCTACCGTTAGCAATCAATAATTGATCACACCCAACATGTATTGGTTCACATGGTTTTCATATACTCATTACTGAGTAATGTCGCCCGACGTTGACGATTCGCAAAATTCGTGTCTTCCAACTAGTGGTGGCTTAACATACGCTCCTGGGAACTTTTCACTCTTTTGACCACCATGTTTGATAGGAATTACTTTATTCTGTTCCAGCAGTGTGTTGTAAAGAAAATAATCCCACATCTGAACAGGACTGAAAACGTTTTCAAAATTGCAATGTGCCATATAACCGATCGTCATGATCAGATCAATGAACTTTTGCTTGGCGTCGATTTTATCAACCAGCTCTACGTCTCGAATGTTATATTCGATGAATAATTGCTTACACATTCGAATAATCTTTTCATTCAGCTGATTGTATTTGTCCATATTCTCCGGATGTTGATACAACGTTTTCTTCAATTGAGTTCGAATATAACCAAGCTTCTTGATTTGATGGTCATCTTCATTTGGTTTTGTTGTTACATCAAACTCACCAGTGTAAAAGTCTTTAAACGATCCACCTGTTGGATTAGGGATCTTTTTAATTCCAATTTCGAATTCAGCAATCGCATCCAATTTGTATGAAGGCTTCTGACCATATGTGAACTTCTTATACAACCTCAAATAATCGAGATCATTAATCCCCACCCACGATGTTTCCACAATTGATCGACCATACTCGTTGAATTCAACTTGCTTAAAGTTGATTTCTCCACATGGACTCAACCGCTTCATCCAATCTTCACCAAGAATGTTTTTTACTCGATTACAAATATAAGTGTTGTCAAACGCAGAGCCATTCCAATTCGTAGTGGCATCTGGATAATCTTGTTCAATAAACTCAACAAAAGACTTCAAAAGTGTCTTTTCATCCTTGCACTGGATGTATGTTACATCATCACGCTCATTGACAAAATCTTCAAGACCCCATGTCCAAATCTGTGACGCATTCAAATCTTTAACTGTGATCAAGGTAACTTTTTCTTTTGCTTCCATTGGATCAGGGAACCCACCAACGTATCGATAAGGGTGTTGCTTTAGAGGGATCCAGCTGGATGAATTGTATGGATCCTGCAAAAGATAATCTTCTTTATTCCATCGCTTCTCAAACTGACAAATTGATTGTGACTCAACATTGCTCTTTGTTGCATCATTCTTGTGCACAAAATGAACAACAGTGTCATCATCTACTTCGCGATGACCAACCTCAGTTTCAATGTCATATGTGTAGATCTTTAGGCTACTAGAATCAGTCTGACAATCACCAGCAAACTTCTCAGCAATATACTGACTAACAAACATGTTATTTGGGGACGTATGTACACGCGTGTCGATGCTAACCCCTTGACCGTTTGGATTCTTAGTAATCTTTGAATTCTTACGAACAAATTCTTTACACGTATAGATGTTTTTAAATGTCAACCCAACCAACGGAACATCATCAACCAAACAAGTCCAACGTTTGAAATCGACATTGATGATGTCACCCTTATACTCTCGATAATCAAACTCATAGGGTACCCACACAGTAGGTTGAAATTCATCGTAGTAGCTGACTCGATTACCTTGTTCATCGATTCCACGAACAAAGATCTTGTTTCTAATCAAATGAACACTGCTGTATGTTTTCAGCTTGACTGGCTTAACATCATTATATTGATTTTTAAACAATTATCGGTCTCCTTCTACGAATTAATGTGATATCTTGATTATACACCAAAAGAAAAGCCCTCTGCAACTCACAGAGGGCTTGTTTATCCTATTGTTTGACGAAAGTTACTTTCCTTTGAAACCTTTACCAGGAACACCGTACATCATCTTTTCATGCTCATGACCACCAATCTCACGAGTGTATGTGAACTTACCAGTAGGTTTGACTGGCTTGTGGAGAATTGTTTCTACTTGTTCTGCAGGAACGAAATACTTTTCGATTTCATCTTCAGTCAAATGCTTAAGGATGAAACGCTGAACAGCATCACTAACTTCACCGTATGCACGTTGATGCTTGATATCATCAAAGATGAATTGTTTAACAGCTTTCTTGCCTTCGGCCGAGCCATCGCTACCAAGAGCAACCATCTTTCGCCCACCCTTATCTTTATACATTACACAAGCAACAATCTTGCCACCTTTCTTCTGAAGCTTCCAAAATGGAACATTGTCGATCATGTCTTGCTTAGATTTGAAACCACTGCCGTGGATTCCGCCACAATACTTGTAACTGTCTTGAAGAATCTGCCAAACCTCATCAACGTATTTTTCCTTTGCTTCAGAGGAAGACAGGTTTTCGACGTGTTCAACAAGAAAATCTGAAAATGAAATCATAAGAAACTACAACGTTTTGTTATGATTATTTATACAAATTCAAGCAAGAAAACCACAGATGGTTTAGCATCGTGGTAGTTCACATTAGTCTTCAAAAATAGCGAGGTTTAGTGAACACATATTAACATTGTGCTTAAAATCTTCCAGCTTAGTGAAATCGTCGATTCGGTGCTTGGTGTCAGTAACAACAATATTAACAGCGTTGCCGAGCGTCTTCTCAACAGTCTGAACATTATCAGTGATCAATTCATCATTCTTACTGACATACACCGTTGTTGCAATTCGACTAAGATGAAGCATCTCTGGGTAACTATCAACTACAGAGGCAAGCAAACGATACTTCTCTCCAGTAACATAATTCGTATTATCACCAATAAACTTAGCCAACACATCTTTTGGTTTAATTGCGGGGTTAATCATAATACAACCAATTGCGAGTTTCTGGCTGAGTTGATGCGCATAATACGCTCCAAGACTGGTCCCAATGATCACAACATTGTCAAGTGGATAATCAATCGCAACGTGATTGATTTGAGCGAGGAGATCAATCATATTCGTGTAGTAATCATTACCACTATTGTAATGAAGAGGAACTACATGATAACCATCACCAAGTGCTTCAGTCACTCGAGCAACGGTTGACGACTTTGCACCACTATTAAAGCCATGAACATAAAAAACGATCGTATCCATTGTTTGTGTCTCCTTGATTGTTATATGGTTATTATACTAAAATTTTGACAAAAGGCAACAGACAAAAAGAGGGGCCCTAAGTTAGGGCCCCTCTCGGTTTTCATTCATGCCAGCTGAATGTTCTAAGGGCGTCGCTGGTACGAATGAATTTTGATCCCATATTTAGATATCTGCCATCAGAGCATCAAAATCAATATCATCAAGCTCAGATGTAGCTGTGGTTGCTGCAGGAGCAGCTTGCCATGGAGCGGTTTCGGCAGTTGGCTGAACAACCGGCTTAACAACCTGCTGCTGAGGCTGTACTGCACTCTGGGCAACTGGAGCTGCCATTGGCTTATTAAAATTTGGATTTTGAGTAGCTGCAGGCACAAAACCCTGACGAGGAGCAGATTCAAAGTCATCAGATGTTAGGTTAAACACACGATCACGACGTGCTTTAAGAGTATTGTAATCCTTCAGCTTTGCTGGATCAGAGAACTCGCCAAGATCATACATCTTATCTGCGATCGCAACGATAGTTGCATCATCGCCAATTGATGATTGAGCTTCAAAAGAGCTCTTGTCGTAACGTGGGAACTTATCCTGTGTGTATACCATCAAACGGAAGTTACAACCAGCATCCCAATCGGCAACATTGATATTACCCTGTGTTTCGTCAAATGCATCAGGCTTGGCTTTATCAGTGATCATCTCAAAGATCTTCTGACCAAAACGCCAGAGAAACACCTTGCCATTGTTCTCAGGATGTGCAGGATCATTGACAACGAGAATGTTTGCAATATACTGATGACGAGCCTTGGAAAGCCCTGCAGAACGAAGCGTCTGCTTGTCAGCTTCAGTGATCGCTTGCTTCCAACGAGAAGCAATATACTCAGCCATCGGGTCAGGCTTATTGATTGTGCGAAGACTGGTTTCAATATACCAACCAGCTGGTCCCTTAATAGCATAAGACCACTGTTCAGCCCAAGGAAGTTCACCTTCACGAATGGAAGGCAGAATTCGAATCACAGCTCGGCCATTACCAGCATTATCGAGCTCAGGCTTCCAAAAGCGATCATCAACATAATTATTCTTTGCTTCCTTCGTAGCAAGCGTAGAAAGGGTGGAGGAGGAAATCTTCTTGAGCTTGGAAATATCGAGTTTCATATTTGTCTATTCTTTAAAAAGTAATATTTGTTAAAATGTATTTTTCTACACCTGATGGCACCTTGATAAATCCTTTCGACTTATCAATTCTCATCAGTAGTGGTTCGACCATTTTTCCTACTGGCAGCGGTCGCAACTGGTCAGTTAGGTTTATAACTTGATTGATTACACTTACGGTTTCAATTGTTATTTGATTTCGTGTTAACGCTCTTATAACTCCGATTCCATCGTTGTAAGCAGTGTTCATATTATCCAACGATTTAAAGTCATTGGCAACAACATTACCTAAAACTTTTTTACGGGCAATAAACAAATTGTAGTTGGCAGCGCCTTGCCCAAATTCCCATATACATTGTTCATTGCCGTATATGAAGTTACTAGCAAGGTAATAAACGAAATCACGAATCTCGAACTTTGACGCAACATATTCAATAATAGGGCTATCAGAGCGAGCAAGAAACGTTTCGTATTTACCTTTCATTCTTCCCTTGTTTTGAAATATATCAAAATTCTTCGTTGTGAAGTGTTGCTTCATTGCCACCCACAACTTAAAAGCATCAAAACCTAACATTCAATCGATAGTATATTAGTTAGTTGCAAATCTTGTTCGGAGAGTTGATCAACCAGAGCAAAGAAAATATCCATCTTTCTTTGCTGATCTGGAATGTGATGATCGACAATATTGTCTACGCAAGTCTTCACAAAGTCAACAGTGACGTCAAACTGAAACATCTGAAAAACTAACGGAGCATCGATCTTGTATCCATGTACAAGAGATTGAAAACTCAAGTATCGAGTGTCATGATCAAAATCATCAATAATATCCAGCTGTAGTTGAGTCCCTTCTCCTGTGGGAATGAAAATCTGAAGGTTTTCATTCAACGATTGAATATCGGGGTTATTATTCAGCCAATCATCGATCGTGTTAACGAGACACTGGCTGTGCATATACTGTTGAAGATGCTGTCGACACTCAGCATTGAGATTTTCCTTAATGCACCGGCATCGATCAAGATGATTTAGACCCAGACCAACGGTTGCATAATTGAAATCCTCTTCTTCAATTGCAGCAGAAAATGTAATGTAATTGTCATGAACAATTGTACGTACTCGAGCGGTTGACATTATTACTCCTGAATTTCGATTGTCTGGCTAGTGCACATGTCATCATCATATACTTGCTGAAACACACGATCCAGAAGCTCAACGATTGCTACCGATCGTTCCTTTGCTGCATTCAAATAATCATAAGCATCCAAATAGCACTGTTGAAGCGATGAAGCATTAACGTTGAAATGCAACCATGCTAGATCGTTGTCAACAGGAATTCCATCAATCGTTGGCTGCATTGAAAGTGTGTATATAATATCTTTTTCATCATCATTACAATCGATGGTGCAATAAATGACAATATTATCTTGGCGATGCATTGTCGTTCCAACAATCTGACCAGGCATCAGTTTTTCAAAAAGACCAACAAGGTCCTGCATGTAATGCAAATACTCGACACCAACTTCGAAGTTATGTTGAAGTGCGAGGAAATTGTGACTGATATCATCAATACGACGATCTCGACGATCATGGAATGAAATTGCACTGTGTACAAACTGTAGATTAGGTTCCGATACTGTCAGCACCGTGCTAGCTTCGCCATGATTAATAATAACCTTTGCCATTTGAATTGCTCCTTAGAATTAACCAGTACCGTTATTATACCAACAAAAAAGACAAAAGACAACACACAAAAAATAAGCCAGCTTGTCGCTGGCTTATTGTGCTACAACTTACACACTCATTCAAAGAATTCGTTCAGTGTTGTGTTTGCACGAATCATACCAAGATCAACGAAATCTTGTCGGATCTTATCTTGAAGGGATTGAGAAAGATGATTTTTAATCTTTTCAATCTCGATTTCCTTATCTTCCAAAAACTCGATCAGCGTTTCTAAACACGTCTGATCATTTTCCTTCGCCTTTTCTTCAATATACATTGAAAAGTCTATAGGATCTTTGAATACATGTTGAATTGGATTCTCTGTCGTCATTACTTCTTCCCATGAAGTTTAGCTTCGGTGTCTGCAGCTACACGATACTGAGATTCACTCACTTCATTGCACTTAATCTGAGACTCATTAACATTGTAGTCAGAGAACTTAGCACGCGCTGCATAATAAGCATCAACTTCAGCATCATCACCATCTTTTACGGCGACAGGAATATTAAACGTAAAGGTGACATTATAATACTTCATATTTTATTTTTTCCTACAAAAGGATTATTACAAATTAACGACAATCTTCATCACACCACTGATCAGCATGACGCTTATAATAACGTTGATATCGTTCATAGCTCATATCAAGACTGTCATTTTCGGTTGTGTAGTAGATATGTTTAATACTGGTACATTCTTTGATTACAGTCTGACATATCTTACACGGTTTAGCATTAGCTGGCCGCCCACTGCGATCGAAACGATACACATAAATTGCATACGCCTTTTCACGCTGTGCCGGACTAAGTTTAGCAATTGCTGCTACTTCAGCATGTACAAATTGTTTAGCAGGCAACCCACACCTGGCAGCCCACTTAGCTTGTAATGGATTTGTTTTGTTGTAAGAGTTGTGTGAAAAAGCGATTGGTGACCCAGCACGATTAACAATAACACAGAAAATAAATTGCTTCTTTCTAAGCGTTCGCTTATTACAAAAGCAATAATGTTCTTCTCTTTCAACAATCTGGTGTTCCATTATATTTTACTTCAAAAGTTAAACCAAGACAAATTCACCTTCACGAACATACGATGCAATAGTCGCTACCGCTTCAAGAAAAGCATCAGTTTCATTAAAACCCTCATCTTGAAAAACATCAATCATTTCATCAAGCCACTGATCATACGTTCTCGTGATTCCAGAAACAAGATCTTTGTAGACTTCAACACGCTGCATCGCTGTTCTCCTATGTGGTCATTCGATAATTCATATTATACACAATCTAAAGAAAAAAGCAACCGCCAAACAAAAAAAAGTGAGGAAATTTTCTTTCACTCACTTTTACAGAGATCCAAGCATGAAAGCCACAGATGCTAAAGCATCGTGGCAGTTCACAGTCTTCTACAATCTCGCTTAGGATTATTGCGTGTCAGCCACGTTCTCTTTAGTTTTACGCGCCGTCGTATGCTTTGTGGTGCGAGTACTAGTACCGCGCTTTGTGCTCGGCTTAGAGCGTGTTTTAGACGCCGTATCGTGGGATTGAGACTCAGCTGGTACTTCATCCTTCTCGTCCATGTCGCTTTTGGACTTTGCTTCAGCTTTCTCCTGTTCAGAACGAGTCGGCAAATATCCATATTGCTCAAGCAAGTCGTACGTCAAATTTGGATATAGAAGATCTAACTTTTGGTCTTTAATTGCAAGAAGAACTTTAGCTTCATCATTACATACAGTTTCAAGGAGCATGATGAAAAGTTGCTCTCGCTTTCGCTGATCAATTGTAGAGTCTACAAAATACGAGAATCGATTACGTCGAATTGCATAAAGAAGATCACTCGACGTCATCCCAGGCTTACGCTCTTCTTTGTTATACGGAGGATCACCATCAGGAAGTTTAAACTTTGCTGCTGGAATATATGCATGAGCAAAAACAATTGCTAATGCACTGTGCGGTTGAAAAGCAAATGGTTGACCCTTATCCATTAAAGATGGTTCATCATTAATCGCTTGTAAAACCTCACTCAAAACCATCTTATTAAAATCTCTAATTTCACTCATACTTTAATTCACAAAACAGTTAATTTCATTGAGAAGAATATTACAATTATGCTTAACAAAATAATTGAATATTTTCGCCTTATTTCCCTCAATTGGTAACTTATATGTACTGACAATCTCATCCTGAATTTCGCCAGGAATAAATGCAAAATCAATTAAACGTCGATTGCGCATCCAACGTGTTTTAATAGTTTCATCTTGACAATTGTCATAACCTTCAGCCAAAAGAGCATCAATCTTCTTTGAGGTTAGCTTATTGCTACGTTGCTCCTTAACATACGTATCATCAGCACTCATAATATTTGGAATTCCATCTCCACGGTCACCGGTCATACATTTTTGTGCAATGTACAGTTTTGGATTGGGATCAGTCACCATTGCTTTGGTTCGTGGTGATAGTTGATGGACATTATCATACTGATGCAACTGAACAAAGTCTTTGTCACTACTGACAATCAGTACTGGCTGCTTTACATCAAATAAAATATCCTCTCCAGTTTCATTGGTTTGATAATATTTGCACAATGTTGCGATTACATCATCGCTCTCAGCTCGATCAACACGAACTACAGGAAACATGAAATTTTGACGTAGATCGTCAATCATAGTATTCATGGTTTCAAAAATTAGGTGCCAATCCATATCTGACTGAGCACGAACCTTTTTGCGATTTGCTTTGTAGTAAGGAAAAATCTCCTTGCGCCAATAATGACGACCATCACAACACACAACCAGCTTACCATATTGTTGTTTATAGTGTGTATTGTAATATTTCAACTGGCTGAGAATCACATGTCGAATTAAATTCGTAGCTTCAGTTTTATCCGCACTAGTGCGATCAACATGCAGCTCATCTTTAAAAGCATAACATGAACCTAACACGACTTGCGAAAGGTCAACAAGAATTGCCATATTTGAACCCCTAAGGTTTGGTATAATACCAAATTATATAACAACGAATTTAAAAAGACAACAAAAAAGCCAGCATTGCTGGCTTTTTAATTTCACAACGTTTTGTAGAAATGATGCTTACCGACAATTGACGTTTTGACGATCTTCGCTCGGAGGCCCATAGCACGCTTACTGACTTTGGTAGAATGATAAAACAAAGCACCTTCTGTGTTATCAATTACTGCATCACGATCGCGGTACATGTGGTGAACTGCAGTTCGAATTTGGCGATATAATTTTGTCTGTCGGTGATTGGTTTTTTGATTCAGTTCGCTACAAACCCAACTAAACTGACAGATTGAGCCTCGTCGCTGTTTCACAACCTCGCAAGCGGTATTAGGAAATTTATTATTGTCCATCCGATTAAACACCACATTGGTCACCGCTTGCCAACCCGCTTTACCTTCCCCACGAGCTTCAAAATAAGCATTGTCGGCTAGACATGTTAGTTGCTGTTCATAATCGGCGAATGCATTACCACAAAGAGCAGCAAACAAACAAAACCCAACAAAAACCTTACTTAACATATTTCCCACTACACGTTGATGTTTGAATACATGATTATTATCCGTACATCTAGACAAAAATACAACTTACTTAGATGGACGGATTACCCCAAATCGAATTCCAACTCTACAGAAGTGTCATGTTTAATTCGATCAACTTGATCATATACTAGTGCATCTTCGCCGAGAAATTCACCACACGGAGCTCCATTAATTGTAATCTTTGGTCGAAAACTACCATCACCATCAATGAAAACACTAACATTCGAAGAGTGACCAATTCCACCACAAAGTTGCATCCAATTCAACAATCGTGCCACTTCAACAACCTGATCTTCACGAACTGTCATTTGAATATCAAGTGTAACTTGCTTCATTATTGGATCCTTTAATAACTTCACTAATTTCATCTACATCATATAGAGGTATGTGTCTTAATCGACAAATGTCTCGTATAAGACTCCATCGCCGACCATATTTGATATCGCAAAAAATAATATATTCACTATTTTTAATCACGCTATCGATGCTTCCTACTTCACGAAGAGTTCCTCTCTTCACGTGGCGAAGGTAATCATGACCATCACTGACCAATCTATCAATCAGATGATAATCAACCAACGCTGCTTCTATTTGGCGACATCCTTGCTGTTTTGGAAAAATTCCATTCCACCCTCTCCAAGGAATATAATCAATTCCGCATATGTCCGTTTGGTGTGCAGTAATTCTACAATTCAATCGATACCACGGAAGACTTTTATACTCAACCAATACATTAATATTCTGTCTATGAACAAACATCCAATCAAGAACCATCTCAGTCGGTTGTTTGAAAAGAGGCCAACGTCTATTATCAAAAGCTCCCAAGAATCCGATTGTTGTCATTTTTTTCATACACTAGACATACATGAGCTATTAAAAGAATGAAATTTTCAAGGTGAAACAATACAGCAACTGGAGACAAAAGACAACCCACCATATATGATCCACAAAAAAAGGACCTTTAAGGTCCTTTTTTGATCATCACAGCTGTGAGTGCAAGCCACAGATGCTTAAGCATCTGTGGCAGTTCACTTAGTGTGACTCTTCTAGAAGGCCAAACACAGAACGAAGTGGGTACTGATGTTGTTCGTCCATTGACACAGAGACATCACCTTCATTTTGTACCAGAACAATGGTGCCAAACAAACCCATACCATCATCACTTCGCACGACGCTATTTGGCAATCCTTTGTTTGCAGCTTCAACATCATAATACACGACATATTGTTGATTATTGAGTGTTAATGACGTTTTAGCTACAACATCACAAGAGATCAGTTTTGACATTGACTTATCATCAACCTTTTTAATATCTTCAAAACGACCTTGTGGGTCTGCCCCACTACAAAATTGATCAACCCATTTACACGAAAGAACAAATACCTGCATTTTGAAACTATAGTGGTTCTATCATTATCTAGTTCACTGATTTAATACACTAAATTGGTTACGCTTTTCGATTGTAATAATATTATCAAATTCCATTTCTTGCACATTTTCACGATGGCTGATAACAATAATATTGCTATCTGTAAAGCTTCGAAACAGTTTCATTACCGCTTCAATGCCTGCCTGATCCAACGAGCTGTCAAGAATTTCATCAATGAAGATATTACTACAACCACAGCTATTACGAATCTGAGCAATGTATCGCCAAGTAAACATAATTGCCAAATCCAGGCGTCGACGCTCACCTTGGGATAAATTCTGATACGTCATGTCATCACGGCCGCGAGCTCGAATAGTTTCATTAAATTGTGCATCAAGCTCAAAACTCAGATAAAAGTCCATATCTGCCAAATATTTGTTAATCATCTGATTAATAATTGGAAGATATTGGCCAACAACAGCCGACTTGATACCAGTATCCTTCAAAAGGTTCCCACATTGATCAATAATATTCTTTTCATTAATCAACTTAATCTTTTGTTCAATTAGATCCTTCGCTTGAAGAACTTTGCCTTCGATTTCTGCTCGTTTCTCTTCAATTTGGTCACTATTATCTGGCTGTTCAATCTGTCGATCAATATCAGCGATTTGCCTATTGATTAGGCTAATTGAATTATTCTGAACCCTTACATCATTATTAAGTTGATTGGACTTATTGATAAGATCAATGAACTTCTGTTGTTTTTGGTACAACGAATCTAGTTTAGCTTGAATCTTATCAAGTTTTTCTTGATGTTGAGAGCGCTGCTTCTCTGTTCGTTCAATGATCGCGTCGCGATACTTTTGTTCGATCTTTTGATGACACGTTGGGCATTCATCATTATTATTGACAAACTTCTGTTGGCTCAACACTCCATTGATCAGTGTAACAACTTCATTATGTTGTTGCTGTAGCTGCGCTAATGCTTGTTTGAATTGATCATACTTTTCGATCGCAGGTACCAACTTTTCAATTGCTTTATTAAATTTGTCAATCTTTTTGTTGTGCTCATCGATTTGCTTATACAGCGTTTGTTTTTGCTTCTGCAAATTGTCAATATTGTTTTGACGAGCCTGTTTCAATGTATCAATTACAGCCTTGTCACTCTCTAGTTGGATCTTAATCGTCTTTAGTGTATAAGCATTATCATTGATTGAATTTGTGTTGGTTTGAGATTTTTGCTTTAGCACCAAACCCATCGTCGTCAAGATCCCCACCCCCAAAAGATCCTCAACAACGATCCTACGCTCAGCGCTATTCAGCTCCATAAACGGTGTATAGCTAGCGGTACCAACGATCACAGTCTGGACAAACGTTTTGTAATTCATTCGTAGGATTTGATCTTCCAAAACACTCTGATAATCACGACTATTGCTGTCTTCATTGATCAGTTTATCATCTTTATAGATTTGAAAAACTGACGGCTTGATCCCTCGAATAACTTTGTAATCAACACCATTACTATCAAACTCAACCTCAACAACCATCTGCTTACCATTGATCGAATTGACGAGTTTGTTTTTTGAAGCGCCGTTAAAAGCCTTGTTATACAGAGCAAATGAAAGGGCACAAATTATAGAAGTCTTACCTCCCCCATTCTTTGCAGAGATTACCGAAAGCTGATTTTTGACCAGGTCAACTTCTGTCCATGCAGCTCCATAACTCATGAAGTTTTTAAAACGAATATTTTTAATTGTCAGCATTGAATTCTTCCTGTAGCTGCACAGCCTCGTTATACAGTGATGTCATGTACCTGATTAAATCATCTTTATTGGTTACATCGAGACCACTGATATAATCGTTAATAAGCTCGACTGTATTTTTCACTGAAATTGATTGGTCAATATCACCATTTTGCAGATCAAGTAGAATCTGATCTACAATCTTCACGTCTGCCGGTTTGCTAGCAAACACCTTATTAAGGTAATTATTGTATAAAAACGGTTTGTTTTTGCATTTGACTACAACCTTAACAAAAGCATCCTCGATATCATTTTCTTTAAACGTTGTTGTTTGACCTGGGGCACTATCATCATACACGAGCCACGAATAATAACGATCATTATTAGCAATATACTCCCACGTTAATGTCTTGGTATCAAAAACAACAAATCCATTCTCACCAAATGCATCACTCCACGTTAGCTGATAGGGGGTGCCAATATAACTGATATTATCTTTATGACTGCGACTGTGGAAATGACCACTAAACACCTGCTTGTAATGATCAAACATGTGACGATCGATCCCACCTTCAAATAACGTTGTCCCCACTACTGGAAATTCATTGATTGCAAAATGACCCAAGCAGTAGTCACTATTACTTTCGTTGATCATTTTATAACATCGTTCAGCGTTTTGTTCACAGATCCACGGAATAAAATCAAACGTGATTTTGTCAAACGTTAATGTTATTGGTTCGGTGTGAACATGTACATTCTTATAATTTCGAAACAGAAGATCGCTACTAGTAATGTCCAACGTTTCTTTATAAAACACATCATGATTGCCAATCAATGTATGGTATTCAATCGATTGTTCATCAATGATGTCGAAAAAACTATTGTATGCAAAATCAATCGTTTTAAGATTACAATTACGACGATTATCTAACTGATCGCCCAACTGAAAAATTGTTTTGATTTCATGCTGCTCCATGTAATGGAACAGTTGATCGAAAAACTTCTTTTGGTGTCGCATCATCACTTCACTAGCATTTTTCACACCAAAGTGAAGATCACCTAAAATCACTATCTTCATAACACCTACAAATTTTAAAACACAATGACGATATCATTATACTACAGATACAGGAAAAGGGCTACACATTTAATGTGCAACCCCATAATATCTACCCCAGACAGCCACTGGTGATCAGCTTCCTCATCCCAGAGCAATATTCTTCACCCATTACAACCAAGTGCTCAGCCTTACACTTATCATAATAGGGGCACGCATTACATTTGATAAGACGTTGAAGACGCTCTTTCTTGCAATATTGCTTCCATTGATCTAACGTGTCAAACTCAACAAACGATTCTAAACAATCACTATAGCCAGTCGTCATCCACTTTCCATTTGGGCTAATGTAGATGAACCCACTTGCCTCTGGATTGTAACATTTGTCCATCCATTCCGACAAATTGATCAACCCAAACGAACGAGGTTTCTTTTTATATTCATTGATAAAACTGATGACAAAATCTGTATATTGTTTGATATCAAATGAATATGGAGACCTGTTTATTGATGATGGATAAAACTGATAGAAGAAAACATCTCGACCTAATGAATCATAAAACTCAACCAACTGATCAACTGGAGTATTGATAATCGAAGGAAGAACGACAACGCCCAACGAGCAATTGTGTTGTTTTATAAGTTGTAGATTCTTTTTGTAGTCCGGTCGTTCCTGGTTTAATGGAATCGTTACTCTAACTTTTAGATACTCAGCGAGCTCGAAAATTGAACGATTATAACCACTAGTGCAAAACCCAATTGTAACTTGATTTGAAACGTGACTTCGAATAATTTTGACGATTTGGATGAGATATTGCTCATCTAACAAACTGATCTCACCGCCATACACGGAGATACTATCAATCACGTAATCATTTTCAACTAACTGATGCAACTTGTTATCCAAGCATTGAAGATCAAGTGTTGTTTGATCTTTCCTTAGATCACCCAAATAGCAATACTTGCAATTGGTTTTACACCAGTATGTTGGAATAATTGATAACGATATTTTCTTCATTAAAAACCAAAAAACGTTTCACAAGCGCGATCCCACCAATCTTTTTCTTCTCGACAATATCGTACATGAGATCGTGTGGGTCGTTGTTTCTGACGAATCTGTGAAATTATTTGCTCCCCCTCTTTACCAGCTTTCTTCTCAATCCAGAACCGAAGTTCAGGCAAACGATCAATCGATACTCCCTTACAAAGCAAACACATCTGATTGTACATCAATGTCATCAATTGGATTTGATAACGATATTGCTCACCAACAAATACACTAGCAGGCGCCCACATCTTTTCCCAAATGTGATGATTTTCACGCGCTTCTGAAACAATTGCCAAACGTAGCTCTTTAGGTAAACCATAGAAAGCGCTGACGTATTCGAGTACGATCTTGTTAATATTATCAGGAATATCGCCAATCATCTCTCGATCAAGCGTTCGAGGGCAACCATCAATAAAAATGATATCAAACTTCGAGTAACAATATATTTTTCCTTCTACCTCAAAAGGAACATTAACAATATCAAACAATGGAAACTGATATCGTTCTTTACTCATACATCATCCTCCAAAATATCGCTTAAAGTAATTGTACACCCTTGTAAAGATGTTTTCAACGGGATCGTGATGATGTTGTGCAGTTGCTAACGCTTCCTCCTGCTGACGCTTCAAAGCTCGTTTATACGCACCATACTCACAACAAAGATCCATCAATCCTGGACTAAACACAGACAGAAATCCTGTCAGCTCTTCAGTTCGAACATTGGTTTCAATAAACTGATTCATCAACTGTGCAACGTACGTCAAGGTATCAATCGTCAGTGAGCTCCTATCATTGATGTAGATGAATGTATGGTGGAACATCTGATCCAGTGTTAATTCATTAATTGCGATCAAATAAGCATACTTGATCATCACTGCCTTAGGAAGTGCATACATCGCCTCAATCAATTGATACAACTTAGAAATAATAACAGACGGAATTTCCTGATCACTGTGCCAATGAAACTCTCGATTGCCTTTTTCATCAACAACTACATCAAACCGATCAAAAACATATGTCTGACCCTCCCACTGAAAAGGCACATTGACAATTTCAAACAAGCTAAAACGAAACACTTCTTTCTTGTCAGTCATATTATGATTCCATTTTGAAAACCACAGATGCTTTTGCATTATGGATGAATTGCTTAAAAATAAAGTATAAACAAAGCTGTAGATGGTACCTATGGAATGTAGGGATCCAAAGAGGATTAAGGAAACCTTAATCGATATTAAAAAGCGTGCGGAGATAAACCCCTCTAGATCATTGGGAGAAGTAATTCAACTCGTGATCCAAGGGTTGCCTACGAAGCACGAAGCCACAGATGGTTTACCATCGTGGTAGTTCACTCACTCTAACATATCTCTAGGCAAAAGACAACAAAAAAAGGGGCAGCTAATTGCTGCCCCAAACCAGTCACTACGTTAAGAAGCCATCAAACCAGCTTAGAAACTGTGAACCATACCAGTCACTACCTCAGCAGCTCGATTGTCGCTGGTCCACACACCATGTTGTTCTTCCCATGTGTAGCCTGCACCACCATAAACCTTGGTGCGCTTAGAAAGTGAATATTCATAACCAACTGCAGTTTGAACTGCGTCCCAAGCCTTATTATAGCCGTTTGCAAACATTGGTGTTGAATACTCAGCACGACGATAACCAACCTGCATCATGGCGGTACCACCACCGATTTCCATCGTAGCACCACCAACGACACCAAACCCATCGGCACCTGCAGTTTCGGAGACAAGCGTCACTGGCTTGCCGTCATCATCAAAACGACTCTGCTTGGCATGATCGAACCACTGCACCGCAATGACTGGCGTGATCTCGCCAAGATTGTGACGATAGTAACCTGTTAGAGCATAACCATTGTCTTCAGCAAGTTCAGAGTACTCAGTATTCGCGTAATCAGTGATTGCAAACGTGGCACCAACATCAGCAGCACCAAACCTGCCAGTCATACCGACTGCATAATACCGATTGACTTCTGAGGACGTTTCCTTGCCATCTTCCTTAGCATCCTGCTTTAAAGACATTTGACCATAAAGATTGACGCCGCCAAATTCAGGAGACTTATACGTGATAGTGTTATCGAAACGACCACCGCTCATACCATAAAGAATGGTTGTGTTCGCACCAACGGTACCCCAACCAGTGCCAAACGCTCCAGCAGAACCCATCAGACCGTACGTGCCGTTGCCACTATCGAGCGCCCCCATACGACCAACAGAAAGTTCACCATATGTGGAGTTGTGTACAAACATTCGAGCTTCACGAGAGAATGCACGATCATCATCAGCAAATTCACCGCTATCGGCATTGAAACCCTGTTCTAACTGAAAACCGATGATTGTGCCATTACCAAGATCTTCGGTACCCTTGATCCCAATTCGAGAAGCGGAATTCTGACCGCTTTCAATTGAGAATGAATCAGTTGAACCACCGAACTCACCATGCTCAACATTCTTGTAATGTACGCCAAGGTCAACCTTACCATAAACATTAACGTCGGCAGCTACTGCAGCACCAACAGCAAAAACACCTGCCACTGCGGCAGCAATAATCTTAGTATTCATCAAAAATATACCTCTAATTTTGCTAGTGACAGTCACTAGCTTTGTTAAGAACGCCACAGACGTTATATCTGTGGCAGTTCATTCGACACACTAATTGTCTTCGAAAAATGACTCAAAAATCACCACTATAGTGTTGGTGAGTTTCCATCACAACCTCTAGTGTTTATTGGCCGACCACAACATCTTAAGATTGCCACAATCATATATTTTATAGAATCCAATTTTGGCCATATTTTCCCCCTCAGTCAGAGCTGGATCATATTCATCTCCTAAAAGAGAAGGAAGACGATGTTTTTGACAGGTCAGCCTATCAATCAACATTTTACCATTTGTGTATCGATAATTCGGCTTTGTTCTTCCAATCAATTCAAATCCTGATGAAAGATAGCCGTCTCCAGTAAAATGTGACAAATCAACATAACTAACAACTGCATCAAAACCACTATGATGCATCAATTTGCTTAACCCACCAACAACACGAACTCCGGCTTTGTTACAAAAACGGTACAATTCAATTTCGCCCTTTTTATATCGACTGCGTCCAAAACCAGCAACTGCCACCACTTGCCCTTCATATTCAAGCCCTATCCTCACAGATGCATTGATAGGTTCTCCTAGATGATTTATTTCAATAAACTTTCGAAATTCACTTGACGATAATGCTACCACATTACATTGTCGAGCATAAATCACACGGTCGTATAAACCAAGAGAAGATTTGATGATAGATTGAATTTGAAACTGTTTGTTCAACCACTGATCTTCAAACACATGAATTAACCGTATCCCATTTGCTTTACATTGTTCCGTCTTTTTATTGTGATACCCTGCATCACAATATAACTCATTATGCCACCAATTGCCATTGTATTCAAAAGCAATACGTTTCTCGGGCAAAAAAATATCCAATTCTTGGTGTCCATCAAGAATTGTACGATTGTGTCTATCAATTGGACCATAATAAACCGATTGAATGTACTCAAATAGAGAATATTCACCATTACTGGTAAATCGATTTGCGCTACAAATTGGGCATATTACCCGTTGAGCAACCTTGCGTTCAGATTTCCACAGATGGTTACAGACACAGCACCTAAACTCAATCTGATGATCAGTAACAAAATGATCTCGACTGGTTAACAATTCAATATTGTGGAGTTTTTTAACCATATCTTTATAATGTTCAAAGTTATTAAACCGAGCACTTTGAGCACGCAGTTCAACAATATCATCACGCTTAGCCACATTATCCACACCATACCTATCAATGATGGTTTGTTTTGCTTTTATTTGGATAAGCTCGCTGCTGAACGGATAGCTTCCACCATACCTTTCCATATTAGTCGTTTTAATTTTCTCTCTAACATTTGAATCAGCAGTGGGTGATAATGATCCGTATTTTTTTATTAAGGAGTCTTTTCTTTTTTCATCGACATCAACGCTGAGAAAGGGATTCTCAACTCCATATTTTTCTAAAGATGTTTGTTTAACTTTCTCGAGACGTTGAGGATCTAATGCATAACACGAACGGCTACAACATCTCTTAACCTTTTTGTTTTTAACAATATACTCTTCACTGATCAGTTTCCCACAAACAGCACAGGTTGGCCACGTAATATTTGTTGTCTGAAGATCTCTCCACAAATAAAAAACAACCAATGGTGAAACACCTACATCATCAAACCACTTTTGTATACTACCATCTTCTTGTTTCAAAAATGCTTTTATGAATCGCAATTGGACAACTTGATAACGATTGCTAACTTTTTGCAAAAACAATTCGACGTTTCGAGGGATATTAAAATCCATATATAAAATGGTGAAAGTTGCCTTTCACCACTCCTTCTAGTGTCTATTCTTAGACGAAAAATTCTTCCAACGCAGTCTTTTCACGCATTGCTTCTTTACGAGCTGCTTTCTCAGCCGCCTTTTCAGCCTTAATTGCTGCGATCTTATCTTCCTCTTCTTGAGCAAGCTCCATATATGTGTGAATCGTGCTATTGTTCATCACATTGGTACCATCCTCATCATCATCAAGATGCATTGTGTCTGTAATTGGAGACATCATCATTAGCTTTCCACGAATTAGATTTTGTTTTTTCTCAAGTTTAAGACGTCGAATGAACGCACACCAACATATCTGAGTTATATATGAGAATGCAGATTTACTCTTCTTCGGATCAAAACTGTCGATATATGTCAGACAATTATCGATAGCGTCATTAATCATCTCTTGTCTGTAGCTATAATTGATAAAGTTTGGTCGGAAGCTAAGATGGGTAGCAATCTTCATAATACACTCCCCAATAAAGTCATCAACTGGTGGCTTTTCGCGCCCTTCAGCTAATGCTTTGTCTCGTTCCTCACAATATTTGACCATATGTGCATACAACTCTTCATTGTCGACATAGTGTCCTTTTTCAGGTACTTTAAGACCCATTGAACGGCAAACATCTTCATACGTTTTCCCGTCCTCATCAACAAGTTTACCGTCTCTGCGTCGAATTGGTTTTTTATCTTGTTCTTCCAATTCAGTTTCTACAATATCCTCATTGTTAGCATTAACAGGATCAATTGCATCCTGCAATTCATCAAATAAATCACGTTCCATTATAGTTTTCGAGCTTTCATTGCCCGTTAAAGTATATGATTATATTGTACAACTTCACCAAATAAAAGACAACACATTAAACAAAAAAAAGCCCCTTAAGGGGCTTTGTGTATCTTTAATCTGTTGTGGCGCTTCACTTTAATCATTCTTTATGGGAAAAAACTTTATACCCCCAAATCCAGATGATCAGGGTGCAAATCACATGAATGATTGTTTCTGGCCACGCAAATACCTGGAAGAAAATCCATACTCGATACACATCCCAAAGTGAGGCTAGAATCAGCAACCATCCAACAAGAAAGATCAACGTTCCAACGATTTTATCAAAATGTTTGTGAAGAAACTTAAACACACCAGACCAATATAAAAGGTTAAACAAAAAGGGGACTGCATTGTCCCCTGGTATTTAAGATTTTGTTAAGATTACATCTTGCTAGAACTGCACTTCTTTGAAGTCGATATCAAACCCCTGTTCACTATAGATCTGCAATCGTTCTTGTGCATGTTTGTATGTGTGATTAATTCGACGACCAGTACGAAGATCATCAACCAAATCAAACACTTTTGATGTTCCTTTATCTTTAGCCAAACGAAGAATTCGTCCCACCGCCTGTAATGTTGTGATCTTGCTCTTTGTTGGTGATAGAATAAGATTCTCGCACTTAGGTAAGTTTAAACCGGTAGCACTAGTACTGACACTGAACACGAGGATTGGATTCTCGTTGCCTTTGTTAATAGAAGTACGAATTGCTTCACGTGTTTTCGCATCAACCTTCCCATCAATATGAAACACAGGACGTTGATCACCAACCTTTTCTTTAATCAATTTATACAACCACTCACCATGTTCACGCAAACGGAAAAGAATCAGAGTAGTACCTTTAAGGCTGCAAGCCAGGTTACGAATAAACAACTGTCTCTTTACATGATGGTTAATAAAATCTAACTCATCCAAGTATGTTTTCTTTAACTCTTTGGTTTCTTTCCAAAGTTGCTTAGACTCCGCTGCAGGATATTTCATATTAACCATATAAACTTCAAGCTGATTTAACTGACCTTTTTCTTGAAGTTGTTTTGTTGTTGTTACTTGGTAAACACTACCAAGCAGTCCGGTGATTTGAAATTCATGACAAACACAACTAGACAAGCTACCTGTCATTCCAATCTTATATCGTGCATTGATTGCACCACCAACAACTGTATTCAAAGATTTTGCCACACAGCTATGAGCTTCGTCTACAAATACCGCATCCCATGTTTCAAATAAGTTTTTATCATATTTGATAAGGCTCTGCCATGTACTGACTACACACTGATCGTTATACGGGTCAGTTGTTTTGATCTTAGAATGAAGCCCATGTACCTGTTCAACGACATCAAAACTATCATCATTAGCTGCGTATTCTTTGAAATCGCTAATCATCTGTTCAACAAGACTTGTTGAAGGAACAACCAAACATACCTTTCGGTCATGTTTAAGCATCCAACGAACAAGCATGTAAAAAATCAATGATTTTCCAGAACCGGTTGGTGAAAGCAATAATCCTCGATTCGCTTGAATGGCGTACTTTGCTGCTCGTAACTGATACTCACGAGGCTCGAATGGTAGTTTTAACGATTGTACCCATTGTTCAAATTGACTAATATCATCAATATGAGGTTTTAAATGTTCTTCAGTTTGATCAATAAAAGTATAATTTCGATCAGCACAAAACTTAACAATATGTGCATAAAGACCAACAAGTGTAGTATTATTGCGAAGATTGACTAAACGAATACGTCCATCCCAAACGTGATTTCTAAATTGAGGGCTGTATTTTGCAGACTCGACAAAAAAACTGAAATACTCACTCATCTCTTGAAGTGCGCCACGATCACCATCAACAACTAATTCAGTCTCGTTAATCTTTTTTACGTAAATTTCACTCATGTCTTAAATGTCATCTTAACTGGATATTAATGTTCTCCAGCCATAAAAGCCTGTTGTTTAATATAGTTGCTAATTTGAAAATCTCGTGCACTAATTGCTTTAAGAATAGATTCAATAATGTATACAGTAGTATCAACTGCTTCCATCTGCATTTGTACCTTAGTGACGTCATTATCAGCTGCTAACATTTGCTCTAGTACTGCACGTACAGGCTTCAACCCTTGATATTGATCAATACCTTTAGCTTTACATTCCTCTAATGACATTTCACCATTATAATATCGAGTCTTTTCTTGCCGTACTTCATTCAATTTGATTTTTAAATTAGTTTGTTTAATTTTCCACACGGCTAACATTCGCACATATTTTGCATGTAATATCGGTGTTCGAATGCTTTCACCTTTAATATCTGTTGGATCAATGGCGGCGTCAATTTCCCATTGTTCAATAATCTCTTCAACAACACTCACTTTGTCAAACACCCATAAAAAGTTTCACAATACATTATACAACTTGAGATGGCAACTGAAGAAAATCAGTCAAAACTGGTTTTCCTGTAAATCGTAATGATACCTGAAAAGTCAAATATGTTGTCTCTGTTGTGTCTTCTGAAATTTCAAAACCATCAATGCTAGTTGGCCACATATCACGAAACTTCAAACGACGTACAGGCTTTTGGTTACCACCAATAATATCAAGAAAGCCATCACTAACAAGAGGAGGAATGTTAGCATCATTTTTCCCACTCTGATCAATAAAACGTCGCTTCCATTGATTAATATCATCTGTTGTTTCTGCAAACCCAATTAAAGTCATCCATTCATACATCGCAGCATAATTGTTCATTTCAGCATCCACTAAAATGCTAACATTGAGCCCTGTAAACTCAGGGCGAGTTCCAGGTTGATAGAGAACAGTAAATGGGGTCTCATGAGTAGCTTCTCCCAATGTAATAGAAGGAATAGTTACACTCTTACACCAAAATGAGATTTCAGGAATCTTAGCAATATTGAGAATAAACCCTGTACTTTGTAATGGATTAACAACTGATGGGTTTGGACAAATGGCCGCCATTATATTTGTTATACACTGAAATAATATTTTATTGTACTTAAAGAACGTACTTTATTTTATTACCTTTGTTTTTATTTTACATCTAGGGAACGTAGTGACCTAGATGTGTTAGATCTGAACGTCAGTGAAGATCTAACGGATTAGAAGAACTTTAAAAAAAGAATTCTAAAATCTTTAATTTTAACTTTTATCCAATTTTAATTTCTCCTAATAATAATTGATTATCTAATTTTTTCAAAGAAAAGTCAACTGATTCTCCAATATTTTTCATAGGGGAAATACCCATACAAACATTTAAATGGGACCTAATACTCGTTAATATTATCTTTTGATGTACATTGAATAGAATTCTTTAATCTTCATCATCTCTATTACAAAGAATACCCTATCAGATAATAAGAATTGTTCTCATTAATGAATATAATATAAAGTTATTATTTTAAGGTCTCTTGATAGTATTAATAATATGGGTAAAAGTGCTAGGAACAAAAACGCTAAAATGCCGTTGACTTTTACTCCAAAATAGTGTATAATCCCCTATTATTAAAGGCATAAAAGATCAAAAGATAACAAATCAATATAAAATTGATATCAAAAATCTTTAAATTTCCAAAGATGCTGGAAAATCTCCAAAGACGTTCAATCTTCACTAACGTTCAGATTGAACCATCCAGGTCGCTACGCTCCCTGGATGTAAACTAAAATGGAAAAAACAGTGAAGTACCACTGATGCTTAAGCTCATATAAAATTTTCCACAACTCTTAAATAAAATACTAATTTCATGCGTTGTTATTCAAAATAAAATGGCTGATACTATTGACAGACAAGATATTATTAATCAATTCAATGCCCAGTATGCTAATAAAATCAGCTACACTTGGCATTCTGGAAATGTTCCTTCGTATGCAGATGGTAGTCTATTTGCAACTAAACCATCAGTGAGTGTGAATGATATTAGTTCAACCAATCCAATAACAAAAAACACGATCGTTAGCAATCTTAAATCAATGGCACAACGATTTACTTCAATTCGAAATTGCCGTCGAGTGCTAACATCTACAACTAACGGTGTTGTTACTACAACTGCTGATGAGACACGCGTAGCAGCAATGAATAGCAACTATCGTCAAAGTATGGGTGGAAGTGTGCCTACTCCTAATCCCATCTCATCTCTCAATTTAACAGATCTGTATAATAATTGGGTTGCGTGTTGCAACAACACTGTTCAATTGACATATAACACATATACACAACATTCTAGTCATGGGAGTCGAAGCCGACGATGATTACATTACCGTTACCATCGGACCAGTTATGGAATCTGATCACTAATCAAAATAATGATACTAGTGATCAGCTAATTGAAATTGATAGCTATCAAAGTTTTATCAATCTCAAAGAAAAAATGATTGTATATTTGATCAACACATCTTTGAATGTTTCTTTATGCAATTTGTCCAAATTATCATATGACGACAAATGCATTTTGCTAACAGAGTATTTGAACAGCAAATATGTTCATAATATTAATCAACTATCGGCTGAAGTGTTGAATATTGCTGGAGTTTTGAAAGGTCTCGATTTGATTCCCGACGCCGAGTGTTTATTCACTCTTGAGCAGAGATTGCAATGGATTCGAGATAATTTTGAATTAGCTAATCAAATAGTATCTTTTTTTGACAGCTCAATGCTGTATATGATTCTTCAATCAAAACTAAATTGTGATGTGATAGAGAATATTAAGTCCTCTTTCGATCACGCGTCATTTAATATTCCAGTTAATGTAGTAGCTAGTTTTAATCACCCAGAAATGCTGGATTATTGGCACAATATTGAGGGTAATAATGTTTTGTATTTTAAAAAAGAATTTGAAGATGCGTGTTTTAACAATAAACCATTATATCATTTTTTAGCTACTGAATTTAATATGGTGTATGCAATGATCATGTTGCATGCTGATCAGGTTTTTCCAAAGGAATTTTTATAATGTTTCATTTATTTGCTGGTGTGCAGGTAATGCCAGATGTACTAGCTTTTATTCTTAATCGAGAATATGTTTTATCTCGTTTTGATGATTATCAATTTGATTACGATTATAGTGTAATTGATGGAATATTAAATCAACCACATGTTTGTATTGCACGTGCGTCTCATTATCTTGAAATGGTTGGTGATGGGAAACAATATAATGACGACTTGGAGTTTTTCCAAGACATTTATGCACACGCACATGAAAAACCGACGATATATGCCGATTGCCAAAACTATGCTATTATTACAGCTAAGTTATTAAAGTTATTATATCGTGATATGACAAGTGATTTGGCTTACATCTTGTATAAGCTTAGTATCGATAAATTCATCGCCAAATATTGTTATTTGGATCAAATTGCACAAGGATTTAAATTCATCAGGGAAGATAATTTACGAAAACAAGGTGTAAAGCGTTTAACCAAAGCACAGTTCGTATCTTTGTACAATAAAACTATTTTCTTTGGCGATGATGAAAAAGTAAAAGCTTTTCGTAATATGATCGAGCAGAGTATTGGAACTGAGTTTATGATTGCTAATTCACTTTTGGATAACAATAAGTTTGATCAAACTCTTTTGCCTCTGCTTCAAAATGTTGCTGCAGATCATGTTAGATCTTTTTGTTATGAATACAGCTCACACGAGGCATTCAATACTTTGTGCCACCAATATGAAAAAGATTACGACATTGCTTTAAAAGAAAATCAACCATTTAATCTTTTTGTTAATCCGATTATTAGTGGTGATAAAAAGATTAAGTCTGCAGACGAAATGGATGCCTTTGCAGAAGCGGCGAGACAAGCTACTGTTTATTATCAACAGCATATTAGTGTGTATCATTGGGATCTCGAAGAAAGTGTCACCCCAAACTATTCAGGAGAATATGTTGATTTCTTATGGTTAACTGAAATTCTAACCAAGAAAATGACAGTGAAAGAGATTTTAGCTCGAGAACTTGAAATTCGAGATAAGGGATATAAGGGTAGCGTATTATTTTCATATTCATCTCATGAGAATATCAACCTGTTTATTTTGTTTATGGTGTATGAGATGTATAAAAATAAAGATCCAATGTTGCAACAATTTGTAATTTAAACATAATGCCGCCATATTATGGCGGCATTAATTTGTATATGGATACAAATTAATGAGTGAACTATTATGCCTAAAATTTTTAAAATAGTAGACATTGGTCAAGATCCAAACTTTGAACCGACACTAATGTATGATATGAATTCACGACAGGAAATAATAGTTTCTTTGTTTAGTGAATGTAATCTCAAATGTGATTTTTGCTTTCAGAAAAATATTGACACCATTTATTGGAGTCCTTCTAACACCGATGTTAGAATTAATTTGATGAGGAGCTGTGTTCCTAATATTCCCCGATCAAAAATTAAAGTAAAGTTAGCTGGCGGTGAATTGTTTCAAAACCATCTCATTAAACGCGGAGCACTTAACGATTATCAACGATTTATTGATAATACGATTAAAATAATTGAAGAAAATAATAAGTCGTATTACTTCTCGATAACCTCCAATTTAGTGTTTACAAAATATCGTGAACAGATAGCCGAGTTTCTTCAAAACAATAACATCGAACTGTATGCATCATACGATTTTGAAGGAAGATTTTCTTCAACTGATATAGTTGATAGATTTGTTGATAATGTTGAATATTTTAATAGTGTTGGTATTAAACCTACAATTAATTTTGTATTAACTAAGAAAGCTGCAACTATGTTGATGTATCAGCAAGATCACCATTTGGTTAAAACGTTTAATAAGCTACACTCAACAAACGAAGTCAGTTATGAATATTATACTGATATGAATGTCCCACAATATGATTTAACAGAAAAAGAGCTCGGCGAGGTGTTTATTTTTCTATACAATCATTATCCAAATATCAAGGAGATTCAGTCATTAGTTGATCCAAATTGTGATGAGTCCAAGTATTGTAATAGTAGCATTTGGATAGACACAGTAACTTTATATCAATGTTGTAATCATTTGAAATACGTTAACGAATTCGTTGACAATAAACAATGTATAATGTGTGATTTTTACAAAACATGTCGAATGAGCTGCCCTCGTTTGTATTCAAAACAAAAACATTGTCATTTGAAAATATTTTATGAATACTGCAAAGATCATCAAATTATATCCATCTAATGATAGCCAATATAAACCGTCATTGTTAGACAATAAACAACGTTATGAAGTTGTTATTAGCTTGTTTAATGAATGCAACATGGCGTGCACTTTCTGTGCTGACCGCTTACGTAATACAGAGAAGCTATCTAAGCATGCAGTTGATCTTCGAATTAAACATTTTAATACACTTTGTGATAGTGGAATTTTTACACAACCACATGTGGATATTAAGTTATTTGGCGGTGAGTTGTTTCAAGACAAATATAGTGACAATCAGTTCGGCTTGTGTCAATATTTTGTTGACACAATTAAAGATAAACTCGAATCAATGCAACGAACGTTTCAGTTATTCGTGTCTAGCAATATGATCTTCAAAAATCAAAAACGAGTGTTTGAATGGTTAAAAGCTAATAAAGTAATTATTCGATGTTCATTTGATTTTAACGGACGGTTTACCAAACGTTATCAGTTGCAACAATTTGTTAAAAATGTGTATGCTTGTAAAGATGCAGGACTGGATCCTCATTTGGCGGTAATAATCACTAATGATTGTATTGATACAATTGTCAATCAACAATCATGTGAATTGTTAGATGTCTTTAATCAGTTCTATAGTGATGGAATTTTAGCACAGTTTGATTATTATGACGGGTCTGATACAATCATGAATTCAACTAGTTCTATTGTTGATCCATCACAACCAAGTGAAGAAAGACTTGTTGATTTTATGATCTACCTCGATCAACATTACACGGATGTTGACTTCATTCAAGAGATGTATAAAGCATCTCATCAAAATCGTCACTGCTGTCATGGTGCTACAATTACAGACAAGTTGTATTATGAATGCTGTAATCTTCACGATGTGACGTTATCAATTCTTGATAAGAAGTCATGCTACACTTGTCCATTTTTTAATATTTGTCCTGGAATGTGCAATCGAGTGTTTCATAACTCTGGTTCATTCTGTCATTTGAAAGCGTTTTTCGAATATCTTCAAGCCAAACAACAATGACTCGTGAAAAAACATTAACAGTATCTGTAATGCCAACATATCAATGTAATGGAAATTGTCCATTCTGTTATCTTGGCACCTCTATCAAAGATAAGACAATTCTAAATTTAGATGTTCTTCATGATCGCTTGTGGAACATTAAAAAGCGTTATCAATGCAATTTAAACGTTGAAGTGTTTGGTGGGGAGATTACGCTACTTGAAGATGATTACATTGAACAATTATTGAAGCTGTGTAATCAATATAGTGTCTTCGATGTTGGGGTTGTCACCAACTTTTCTAAACCTGATGTTGTTAAAAAGATGATCGATCGAGGGGTTCCGGTAGCGGTCAGTTGGAATAAAGAAAGAGGAAAGGTTGGAAAACAATGTCTAGAAAATTTAGCATCTTTGGAATCTGATTATAGTCGAAGAATTAATTTATTAGTGGTTTGCCTCCCTTCTACCATCAAACAAAAGCCGACTGATTTTCTTGATTTGGTGGAATCATATAAAATTAAGTCATTATCAATTCTTCAATACTACCCTGCGGTCCAATCTAAAAAACATTATTCAGTCAATAACGCCGATTATCAACAATATATGATCGATGTTATTGAAGCTTATAAACAAGGCAATTATAGTTTCGAACTAGCAAATATTAATCAATGGAAATCTAGATATGACTGTAAACAGTCTAGTAATATCTTTATCAATCCATATGGTCAATATGCAGTCACAAAGTATGATGAAAACGCAATGGAGTATTTCCACAACTTTGACTCACTTCAACAGTATGACGACATTTGTATGAATGAGATGACAAAATACATTAATTCATGTATAATGTGTACAAAATTCAACAAGTGTCTTGCAGAACATCTTCGTTTTGATAAACAAGAAGTGTGTTGTGGACTTCCTTCACTAACAGACTATATTAATACATTGTGAATCGAGAAAATCAATTAAAACTTCGTCAGTGGGTTCTGGATCATCAAGAAAATATGAATCTACGCCTTCCCCCAATTCCTGAAATGCATAGTGCACGCAATGCGTGGTGTCATTTATTTGGTTGTATTGACGATGTGTATGGCACAAGAGGAAAAGGAGGGTATAAGGTGATCCCTGATGAAGAGTTTGACAATTGCATCAAGATCTTTGAAATTGCATATCAATATGCTGAAGATCTTGATGTATATGATCGTTTTCCTAAAGATATTCAGCCAATTAAATTTGAAAATAAAACCGAATCTCAACCTACATTGGATGAATGGTTTGTCTGAATTTAAGTAGTATCGAAACTACATCGTCAATTACTGCCAATGATTACCGCTTCAGATTATTTCAGTCAATCTAATGACAACACGTTTAATGTTGTGTTTTATCAACAATGTTTTGAGCATGATGAATTTGTCGTTGCTATTAAACGAGGCGGAATCATCACACCATCCAGTGTCTCAAAACCGGGGTATACAATCATAACCAATGTTGGCAATAAGGATGATGTTTCTGTACTTGAATATGAACGGTTTGGGGATTGTGTAGAAAAGTGTGAACAATTGTCTAATGGCCACAAGCTGAAGCCATCAACGAAATTCAATTTGAAACAAATCTTAAATGATGTCGTTGGTCGTTATGTTGTTCTGTCAAAACATAATCGAGCTCGAATGATTCAAACGATTGAACAAGCGATCGAACAGCTGGATTTAATGCGTCTAGAAACGTGTATAAACGATCCTCAACTGTTCGTTGATCAATTACACCAACAACTATCGATCGTCGCTAATATGACGGTTCTATACATGAATAAACAGATGTATTGTTTAGGAATACGAGCCGTTGATAACATGTATCGTAAAGTGGTAAACTTATCTTGTTATCATAGTGATCAAAATGTTCAAAAGTTGGGGTCATCAATCAATATTCTAATCAATTATTTGCCACGCTATGACTAGTGAACTACCCTTGACTTAAGTCAGGGGCTTCGTGCTTCATAGACAACCCTTGGATCACCAGTTGAATTACTTCATCTAGTGGTCTAGAGGGATTTATCTCCACACGCTTTTCAA